GAAGCACTTTGAGCGTAGCCCGCTGACTAACAGCATGGACGGTGACTTCGATACCGGCAACGTGCGTTACAAGGCTCGTGAGCGTTATAGCTTCGGCTGGTCTGATCCATTGGGTGCTTACGGTTCTCCCGGCGCTTAATATTTGGTAAGGGAGGGTTGACCATTCTCCCAGTTGCTTACCCGTTGGCAACTTAAAAGGAAGTAACGGCATTGGAGTGAGAGACCCCAAACTAAGGCACCTTCGGGTGCCTTTTTTATTGCACGCTGTTTAAATTGATGGTATATTGTTTCCATCTGGGACTTCCAGTGCGCCAAACTGCCCCAGCAGATGACATACCAATTGCCGCACTTATCTTGTATGTAAGGAACACATATCATGGGATTCGCAACTCACCTCGGCCCTTGGCTGCTCGGCACCGTTAAAAACACCACCGGCACCACTGCTGGCACCATTCGTAATACTGGCGCGTCTCACTCAATACAAACTAAAACAGTTGCATATGCGGACACTACAGCACAAACGCTACTGGCTGTTTTGCCTGCTGGATCAATTATCCAAGCAATTCAATTTTTGACTACAACGGCATACACCACAACCGCTCCTACGTTTGCTTTTTTTGTAAACGGCACAGCAATTAACAGCGCAACCGCTCCTTCTGGAACTACTGCGGGCACCACAGGTCGAGGGGGCTTTACTCTTGGAACTTCCAACCCAAGTTTGGTAGCTAATGTTGGTGCTACTGACGCACTAGTCTCCTTTACTCAAGTCAATGGTAGTGGCGGAACAGGCGCTGGAACCTTGGAGATTAGCTACATTGTGCGTGGTTCTGACGGATCTATGTACCCATCGGTAACTCAGCAGTAATTGATCTCAGGGGCTTCGGCCCCTCATTTTTAGGAGACTGATTATGGCTAAGACTAACTACAGTCCTACGTTCCCAATGTATCCGGGCGGGGCTGCTACGTTCACAAACAGCGACACGATTAACCTACCATCACCCAGCGTGATTTACGTAGGCGGAGCAGGTAACGTAAAAGTTACTACGGCTCAGGGTGATGAAGTGACATTTTTCGGGCTATTGGGTGGACAAGTAATTCCAGTACAGGTCATCCGTGTCTGGTCTAGCGTCACTTCGGCTACCAACTTGCTACGCATCTACTAACATGGTCAAAATTGACTTTGAGTTTGACAGCCCATACGGCAAATACGCAGATGCAATAGTTCTGCTTGATGGTCAAACAATGACTGATGCAGAAATTGAAGCAATGAAGCAAGATCGTTACAAGCAGTGGCTTGCATTTATTGAAACATCTTCTGTTCAGGAGTAATCATGGCAGAGTTATATTGGGGTGGTGGATCAGGTACATGGGATGCGACAGATGCTACGCATTGGTACAGTGACGCTTTTTGTACTATTCCGGCTGGAGTAGCGCCAACCGCCTCAGATAATGTATCTTTTAATATTTACTCCAGCGGCGCTTCCTATGCGGTGACGATAGGAACCAATGCCGTTGCCCAAGATATTACTATTACTCAGCCAGCAACTGGTTCAGTAACTATGACTTTAGGGGCTACAGCAGTAATTAACTGTTATGGTACTTGGGTAAATTCTTCTAGCGGAGTGGCATTTACTACAACTACTAACGCTAATATTAATTTTTTAGCCACAACGACTGGCAAAGTTGTTCAGACTAATAACGTTACATTAGGCGCGGCGCAGGTTAACTTTAACGGTGTTGGTGGTGAGTGGACACTTGGTACTGCATTTACCAACACTGCAAGCAATTTTGTACTTGCTGGTTCTTTTGTTACAAATGGTTACGCTTATACAGCAGCTAACCTTACAGCATCAGGCACTTTGACGCGCAGTATCAATTTGGGGGCTTCCACCCTCACCTTGTCAGCAACAACACCAATCAACCTTACAAACGCAACAAACTTAACGTTCAACGCTGGTACATCTACCATTATCTGTACCGCTACTAGTCCCACCTTAAATGGTGCCGGTCAGACGTTTTACACGGTTAACTTTACCTCTGTAAATTCAGGCACAACAAGTATTTTAGGTGCCAATACATTCACCAACATCACCCAAACTAGCCGCAGTGCATCAGGGCAACGCCAAGTTTCCATAGGCGCAGATCAAACAATTACCGGAACCTTGACCCTGCAAACAACAGGTACTCCTAGCGGAAGTCTTAGAACCTTTGTACAGAGCGACTCTATTGGCACCCGCCGCACCCTGACTGTTGCCACTTTGGCTGGCATGACAGATGTGGATTTCCGAGACATTGGCGGAGCGGGAACAGCTTCTTGGACGGGCACTCGCATTGGCAACTGTTTGAACAACACTGGTATTACATTTACCACAGGTGTAAACAAGTACTGGAATCTTGCTGCTGGAGGTAACTGGACTTCTGTTGCTTGGGCAACTTCTCCCGGTGGGGCGGTTTCCAACGCTAATTTTCCACTAGCACAGGATACCGTTTACATCGACCTGACTACCATAACCACCGGTAGCACTATTGCTCTTAATATTACCTTCCAAATACCAACAGTTATCTGCACCAGAGCGACAGGAAGCAACTTACTAACCATTTCATGTTTAGTTGGTTGTTCGTTTTATGGAAACTGGACTTCATGCGCTGGTCTTTCGTTTACCACCCTTACTTCATGGACTTTTATTGGACAAGGTACTACGCAAACTATTACCAGCAATGGCATTTCGTTTTCTACAAACTTTACCATTAACTCCCCCGGTGGTACTGTGTTGTTGGCTGATAATTTGACTTCAGCATCAACTGCTACGCTTACTTTGACTGCGGGTACACTTGACCTGAACTCCAGAACATTATCTATTGGCGCTTATGCGGGCACCGGTACTGCAGTACGTAGTCTGTTGTCTAATGGTGTTGCAATTGTACTAACGGGCAGTTCTACTTCAGGAAATACGTTAAACATAATTGCTGCTGGCGTAACTACAAACTTTACTTCAGACGTACGACCAACATTTAATTTAACTAGCAGTCCAGTTGCTACAGCAGGTACTCGCAACATGAGTTGGGGAGCAAATGTAAGTAATTATGCTTACATTCCAAACGTTAACATCACCAATGGCAGTGACATTGTCACTTCTTCTGGTACTAGCACTTTTAATAACCTAAACTTTATCAGTTTTAATGGGCTATTTGGTAATGCCACACGCAACATTTATGGAAATTTGGCAATTAATAGTGGGATGTCAGTAGGAGGCGGCCCTCTAGTAACTACTTTTAATGGTGTTGGCTTTCAGACAATTGATACTTCTGAAAATGTCTGTAATTTTCCAATGACATTTAATGGTGTTGGTGGAACATGGGAAATGCTAAGTGGTTTGAACCTCGATGATCAAACCTTAACTCTTATCAATGGCACTTTAAAACTCAAAGAATCTTCTTCCCCACTTTTTACTGAAACGCGTTGTGGTTCATTTGTAACAACAGGTACAAATCAAAAGTATTTGCAAAGTATGGTTCCGGGTACACAAGCAACGTTGTACGGCTTGTTTGGTACCAATACAGTCACTTACTTAACTATCAAAGATAGCAACGCTATTGGTGGCGCAGAATGGATTGCTACTAATGCAACTAACAGAAATGAAGGTAACAACTTAGGTTGGCTTTTTGGCAGTCCTGATGTTGGTTTTGGAACCGGTAACGGTGGCACTTGTTTTGGTTTTGGGTTTAGGATTTAAGTATGGCAAAATCACCCGCATGGACACGCAAAGAAGGCAAGAACCCCGAGGGCGGCTTGAACGCCAAGGGGAGAGCTTCAGCCAAAAAACAAGGCATGAACTTGAAGCCTCCTGCACCACACCCAAAAACGAAAAAAGATGCCGGACGCCGAGACTCTTTTTGCGCAAGGATGAGTGGAATGCCGGGGCCAATGAAAGACGAGAAGGGGCGACCAACGCGCAAAGCGCTGTCGTTAAAAGCATGGAACTGTTAGCCTGCACACACTGCAATGCCACTAAACCTGCAACCGCAGAGTTTTTTCCTTTGCACAATAAAAAGCGCAATGGTTTTGATAGTTGGTGTCGTGCGTGCCGAGCTACATACCGAAGTGCTACCAACCGTGGAAAATTTCGTGCAGTGATGACGGATGATGCCTTGGCAAACTTAAAATCTTCAACGTCCGAGTGCGTTATTTGTGGGTCGGCAGAAACGCTAGTGGTAGATCATGACCATGCCACTGGCAAAGTACGTGGGATGCTATGTAACCACTGCAACCGAGGTTTGGGGCATTTTAGAGATGACCCCATGCTGCTTGAATTTGCGGCACAATACTTGTACGCATCCGTAGATCATCCCGAATGGGATAAGTACCGAGCTACTACTGAGGCGGAGTGCTGATATGACTGATTACCACGACACCATCAAAAACACCATAGACGTAGTTGCTCCGTTGGCAGCAATTGGGTCTTTCCTTGAGGTTATTTCACCCGTGTTTGGCCTTATAGGAGCAGTACTTGCAGTAATGCGTATCGCTGAAATGGTTACTGGCAAAAATTTCGTTGACCTTATTAGGAAGAAGAAAGATGCCGAGTAGTTCAAAGAAGCAACACAATTTCATGGCTGCAGTGGCTCATAGTCCTGCTTTCGCCAAGAAAGCGGGTGTCCCACAATCAGTGGGGCAAGACTTTACCAAAGCCGATAAAGGCAAGACGTTTAAACAAGGTGGTGATATGGCTACAAAATCTAGCTCTCAAGTTAAGAAAATGGCTGGCGGCATGAGCGGCGGCATGAAAAAAATGGCTGGCGGCGGCTTGGCTGCAGGTCATAAAAGCGCAGATGGAGTTGCCAGCAAAGGCAAAACCAAAGGCAAAGATATTGTTATGAAGCGTGGCGGCATGGCCCGCCCTTGCTAAGGAGTACATCATGGCTACTAATCGTATGGTCTCTAAGAAAGAACTGGAAGAGTCCGGTTTGAGTTTGCGTGATTTCTTGAACAAGGAACGTGGACTAACCCGTAAAGCACCAGAAGGCACAAAGTTTGGTGTAAACGCAGCACGCCCCACTGCTGAAGCCCGCGCAGCCATGAACGCTCAAGACAATGCAGATCGTGGCCTTGATGAAGAAGGTCAACCATTGCAGCGCACTGCTGGCTATGCTCGCCGCGATCAGTACCGCGAAAGCGGGAAAGCTGCCGTAGACAAGATGGAAGAAGCAGACCGCCGTGATAAGACGATGGCTGCATATGCTCCACGCAGAGATGCTAATGCCGCAGCCCGTGCCCGTCTTAGTAGCGGTGAAGGTGATGAAGCAGGCAATGCAATGAAGCGTGGCGGTGCAGTCAAGAAGATGGCCTCGGGTGGCTCAACCTCTTCTGCATCTCGTCGTGCAGATGGTATTGCTCAACGTGGCAAAACTCGTGGAAAGATGTGCTAATCATGCCTGATTACAAATACCCCAAATCCACTCCGGTGGATGAGCCAGTTCAAAAAACCAAGTCCAAGCCTGCTCCTAAGCCAACGATGTATCCTGACAGCGTTCCAGTGGATGAGCCGGTAAAGAAGATGGCTAAAGGTGGCTCTGCATCTGCTCGTGCAGACGGTATTGCACAGCGTGGCAAGACCAAGGGCACTATGATCATGTGCGGCGGCGGGATGGCTAAAAAATGATGTCCAGTCGCGGTATGGGTGACATCTCCCCATCCAAGATGCCAAAGGGTAAGAAGACTGCCCGCCGGGATGATACTGACTTCATGCAGTACGCCAAAGGCGGAGCTACAGGCTTGTATGCCAACATCAATGCCAAGCGAGCTAGGGGTGAGAAGATGCGTAAGCCCGGTCAGAAGGGTGCGCCCACTGCTCAGGCTTTTATTGACTCTGCAAAAACCGCGAAGAAGTAAAACATGGCTGTCTCAGGAGTTGCAAATTTCAATCTCGACCTCTCGGAAATTGTAGAGGAAGCATTTGAACGTGCTGGCTCCGAACTGCGTTCAGGCTATGACCTACGTACTGCGCGGCGCAGTTTAAACCTCCTGTTTGCCGACTGGGCTAACCGGGGTGTAAACATGTGGACGTTTGAGCAGGGCACCATTGACCTACTCCCCGGCGTAGCCACCTATGATCTACCAGCAGACACCGTAGATCTTTTGGAGCATGTGATCCGCACCGGTGCAGGTAGTGCATCTACTCAGGCAGATCTGACCATTACCCGCATCAGCGTTTCTACCTACGCAACTATCCCTAACAAGCTGCAACAAGCTCGTCCAATCCAAGTCTGGATAGAGCGGTTAGAAACGCCTCGTATTACTGTCTGGCCCGTACCAGATAACACGCAGACCTATCAGTTTGTTTACTGGCGCTTGCGCCGCATTGATAACGCTGGCACTGGTGTAAACACAATGGATGTACCGTTCCGGTTCTTGCCATGCATGGTAGCTGGACTGTCCTACTACTTGGCTTTGAAAATACCAAACGGTATTCAGCGGCTGGATATTCTCAAGCAGCAATACGACGAAGCTTGGGCTTTGGCTGCGGAAGAAGACCGCGAAAAAGCAGCAGTCAGATTCGTGCCCCGCCAAGCCTTTATTGGAAGCGGAACGTGAGATGGGTAATCGGTTTGCATCAGGCAAAAACAGTATCGCCATGTGCGATAGGTGTGGTGCCCGGTTTAAGTTAACGGAGCTACGCAAAGAGATTATCAAGACAAAGACGTACAATTTGCTTGTATGTAGTTCTTGCTGGGATCCCGATCAGCCACAGTTGCAGCTTGGTATGTATCCAGTGAGTGATCCGCAGGCAGTGCGCAATCCTCGCAACGACACCACATATGTGACCTCTGGCCCTAATACCCAAGGCTACCCTTCGGGTGGCTCTAGGGATATTCAGTGGGGTTGGTATCCTGTAGGCGGGGCTAGTAGCTTTGATGCAGTTTTAACGCCGAATTACTTGGTAGGAACCACAAGTGTTGGCACAGTAACAGTAACGGTTTCATAGGAGTCCATCATGGAAAAAGGTAAATCTGATCTGGCACAAGATAAGGCTATGATCAAGAAGGCGTTTAAACAGCACGATGCTCAAGAGCATAAAGGCGGAAAGGGTACATCCTTGAAGCTTAAAAAAGGTGGCCCTACCAGTGAAGACCGTATGCGTATGGGGCGCAATATGTCTCGTGCAGCCAACCAGAAGACGGGTTAATCATGGCTTACAGTATGAAAAAAGGCGGCAAGGAAATTGGCTCTGCCGCTGTTTATGCCCAACCACACACGATGGACGGAAAGAAAATGACTAAAGCCCCGCAAGGAGTCGGCACTAATCCCGGCTTTCCACCCAACCGCAGCAAGGCTGATACTGTGGACATGACTGTGGGTGCAATCAGCAAGTCTGCTGGTAATGAGCCAGTTAAAAAAGATGGCATCAAAATGCGCGGCGCAGGATGTGCCACCAAAGGCTTCATGTCTCGAGGCCCAATGGCATGAACTACGCTGCTCTAGTCACCGCGATCTCCGACTATACGGAGAACACGTTCCCGACAACTGCGATGAACACGTTCATCACGCAGGCAGAGCAGCGCATCTACAACACGGTTCAATTCCCCTCACTGCGTAAAAACGTAACGGGAACAGTGACAGCCAGCAATAAATACCTGTCGTGCCCAGATGATTTCTTGGCCCCGTATTCAGTTGCAGTGTTCCCTTCTGGTGGTGGAGACTACACAGACCTTCTCAACAAGGATGTTAACTTCCTTCGGGAACCGTACTCCAGCACATCCAAAACCGGAACTCCCACA